TCTCGCGCAGCCACTCGGTCCTGAAGAAGTCGCCTTGCTCGGGGGCCGGGCGCTGCTGGTAGAGCGCCGCCCACATCATCGGCGTGCTCTCCTTCTGCCGCTGGCGCAGGAACCTGGCGTAGTTGTAGCCGTCGGGCTCGTCCCACAGGTACTCGCCGCTCCGGCGCCCGACCGGGTCGTCGTCCTCGGCGATCGCCGGGATGGAGATCACGCGGCCCGACACCACGCCGTCCTCGATCTGCTGCAGTATTCTTCCCGCCACGTCCTCCTCGTGCCAGCGGGTGTTCATCAGGATCCTCTTGGCTCCCGGCTTGAGGCGCGCGGAGTAGTCGTCGAGGTACCACTCCCAGCGTTTCTGTCGCACCGAGCTTGAATAGGCGTCCTCGCGCGATCCGAAAAAATCGTCGCCAATACCCAGATCAGCTCGAAAGCCTGCGATGCCGACGCCGGCGCCAACGCCGTAATATTCGCCGCCGGATGCGAGAGCCCAGCGATCGGAGGCCTTGTTGCTGTCATCGAGCTTGATCCCCAGGATGGTGCCGTCGAGATCGATGTCGTTGCGTATGCGCCTTCCCCAGCGTTGCGCGAACTCGATGGAGTGGGTGGCCGCCAGGATGGAGTGGGTGGGGTGACGCGCGAGATACCAGCTCGGCGTGAGAATGCTCACCCAGGTCGACTTGGCGCTGCCGGGAGGCGCGAACAGCAGCAGGACCTCGTCCTCGCATCCTGGCGATAGGAAGGCTTCGATCTCGTTGCAGATCAGCGTGTGGTGCTTGGCGGCGCGGAAGCCCTTGTGCAGGCCCCAGGCGATCAGGCTGTCGCGTATCTGCCGGCGCCGGTAGAACTCGCTGGCGGCATCCTGGATGGAAAACATGTTTTCTCATGAAGACGGGTGTGAACACCCTTTTGTTACGCAAACCGCCAGCGCACCTTGCCCTTGCCGATGATGCCGATTGCCTCGGCGACCGGCGCGGTCAGATCGATGCCGGCGTCGTTGGTCGGCACGCGACCGTTCTGGGCGGTGGTGTGGTTCTTGTACTGCTGCTCGGCCAATGGTCGATGCACGTCGAGCACATAGGCGGGATCGTCGGTGTTCCAGGGTCCGACGTCGACCACCGGCGCAGTCATGGTGCCGAGCGGGCCCTCGACGATCACCTTGGACGGGGGAGGCCCATCGCGCCACTTGTAGGGGAACGACACGCCCACCGTGTCGCCGTCGATCCAGCCGCCGTAGGCGCTCTCCTGCTCGTCGTCGCCGCTGCCGAACACGGTGGCGGTGACGTTCTCGTGCCAGAACGCCTCCGCGGGCGCGAGCGGGATGTCCTGACCGTTGACGATCAGGCGCACGTTGCCGCTGACCGCGATCTGCACGGTGGGGATCTCGGTGGGGGGCTCCGGCTGCGGCTGTGGAGGCTCGGGCTCCGGCGGCGCGATGCTCTCGCCGGAGATTGCCTCGGCAATGGCGTTGCAGATGATCTCGAAGTTTTCTCTGTACAGGTTCACGTCGGCCTGACTGTCGACGAAGCAGGTCTCGATCAGGATGGCGGGCTCGTGGGTGTTGTTGAGAAACGCCAGATCGGTGCGCTTCTTGCCCCCGCGGTCGATGAAGCCGCCGGCCTGCGCAATCGCCTCCGACACCTCCTCGGCGAGGCTCGCCTGCGTGACGTAGAGCACCTCGGTGCCCATCGGCTTGGAGGTCGTCTGGTACGCATTGAAATGCACGCTGACATCCAGGTCGCGGGTCTGTGCGTTGTGGTAGCTCACGATGGTGTCGAGGTTCTGCGACTGCGAGGTGCTGGTGTTGTCGTGGAACACCTTCACGCCCACGCCGGCGCCGCGCAGCAGCTCGCCGACGCGATCGACCACCTTCCTGGCCTCGTCGACCTCGTCGATGTAGCCCGACGCGCCGCGGACCTTCAGCCCGTGGCCGGACGAGATCACGATGCTCATGCTCAGCCCCTGGTATCAGGCACGGTCACGTCGCTGCGCGGACCCGTGCAACGTGACAGCATCTCCTGCATCTGCGCTTGGTTCTTGAGCAGATGCGCCACCATCTCGGCCTGCCGCGCCTTGTTGTCGGCCGACCCGAAATACACCACCGCAACAAACAGCGCGTTGAACACCACCAGCGCCAGCAGCACCGGCGAGGACTTCAAGCCGTCGACGATGCCGCCGGCAACCTTCACCCCGTTGCTCACCGGACCGTCGCTCATGGTACGATCTCCCGGAGATAGGACAGGAGCGCGGGAATGAGGCGCAGAGGACATTCGAAAGTTTACGACAAGCGCCGCACGATCATCACTGTGCGAACTCCGTGGTGGCGCAGGATGCTCGACAAGCTATTTCGGCGCACATAGGGCGAGAGCGACGAAATGAGCTGCGACTACTGCTGGCCGGGGAACTGCTGCGGCGGGCCAAACTGTCAATCAGTAGCGACCGGCATCAAACCTCTATCCCCTCCGCCCGCAAACGCCGCTTCCTCATGTACTCCCGAAACCACTCCCGACGCCTCACAACGTCCCGCCCGCGCACCCGGTCCTTCGGTACCCAGTCCGACTTCCCACGCTCGGCCCGAACCGCCGGTACCGGCAACCGATCAGCCTTCCCCTTCCTCACCATAAGCTCGCTACCCTCCCAACCCGATAGCCGCGATACCGCCAAACCGCATACCGCCGCGCACGCTCCAAACGCTCAACACCCTCAACCCAACGAACACTCAACTCAACATAATCCCCCTCGCTCATCGCCGGTGACCGCTCAATCGGCAGCAGCTGCCCCTCCCACTCCAACAACGGACCAACAACGCTCGCCGCCGCCTCCACCACAACCCCAGGCGCCTCAACCGGTACACTCACCGGTACCGGCATCGCTAATACCCGAGCCCGCGTCTCCCTCGCCGCACGCTGCCGATCCCGAAACGCGCGTAACCGATCCGCACTCGACTTGAAACGTTTCACCCTCGGCATGCTCACTACCCCCCGAAACGTTTCATCCTGTAAACATTGAAACGTTTCATCCCGAAACGTTTCGCGGCTAACACGTGAAACGTTTCACCAGCCAAAAAAATCGGGAGAGGACGGGGGGAGGGCCCCGAATTCTAGAGGAGGCGGTGACGTGGGCCCCGATAGCATACCCCCGGAGGGGGGTCGGATCGGATGGGGGAGGGGGCGGTCCTAGGCCCCGCCCTCCCCTCTCGCAGGGCGGGGAATGCGTAGTGATATCAGTGTGTTGTGCTGTGTGTGTGGTGTGCTCCCCACACGCTCCCCACTAGGTGGCGTTGGCTGTCGCTGTGCTCGCCTCGCCTGATGAGGTGGGTGCAATATCAGTTGATAAAGAGCACACACCGCGCGAAGCAGGAAATGCCCGGTTTCATTGGGTTTCTAGCACGCGATATCGATATGGTTTTTGCACACAGCAGCGCTCAGCCCTCGCTCGCCTCGGCCTCGATCAGCGGCGTGTTGACCGCGCTGCCGCCGAGCACGAGATCAGGCGCCGCGCCACCGATGATCGCGATGAGCTGTTCGTCTGTGAGCTGTGCGATGCGCATATTGTGATTGATGGTGAGGGTGTTCTGTTGCGGTGCTCTGCCCCAGGCGCGATCGAGGATATGAGCTGCTGCTGTACATCGTACACCGTGAGGTGCTCGTTCGTCGTCCATGACTTTGATGAGGGTTCGCAGTGCTTTTGGCGATGCCTCGCGCGCCATCATGGTCAGCGTCTTGGATGCGCGCTTGCGACCCTTGCCGCCTGGGTTGCCTGACTGACCTTTGACGAACGGTCGTCCTTTGCCGCGCCGACGGAACTGTGGGGTGACCGGCGGGCTGTCTGATGGTGGCTGCGTCGGTGGGGCTGGCTGAGCCATGGAATGCACGGGTAGACGACTGAGGCACTCGCTGCAAGCTGGCAGCTGCTGGCATTCTGGTCACAGCAGGATGACGTTGGGCGGCAGGAAGTACTGAGTGCGTGGGTCGAGCACCCAGCCTGGGGGCACGGTGGCATGGCCGGCCGCGACTGCCTGGGCCGGGATGCCGATGTCCCTGGCAACCTCGCATTGCCGCAGGAATGAGGAGATCAGGCTGTCAATCATGGCAGCACCAGTGCCAAGGTCCAGCATGGATGCTGCAGCCATTCGCTGCAAGTGTGCTGCTGTTGTGCTCAGGCCGGCAGCATGATGGCGAGCACGACCACGATCACGCCGACCAGCAGCAGGACGGCGAAGGCGATCGCCATCTTGCGGTCCTCGCGCGCGCTTCTGGGTTCCTTGCTTTGCATCTGAGCACAGTGCAGATTGCACGATCATGACCGCCGACGAATTCCGCGAAGCGCTCGACCAGCTGGGCATCTCCCAAGTGGGCATCGCACGCCTGCTCGGCGTCGATGACGTCACCGCGCGGCGCTGGGCAGCCAATGGCACGCCGGTGCCGGTCGCCATCCTGGTCGAGCTGCTGCGCCGCGGTATCATCGGCACCGCCGACATCGAGCGCGTCCACGAGCGCAGGCCTGGAGCGATCACGCTCGCCGCCGCATCGAAGGCCCGCCAAGCCGGCATCAAGCGCGCGCTCAAGGCCCGCAGGAAGGCCCACAAATGACCAACGCGCCGGCTGGGAGCGCGGCGCGTCGGCTGGAGTGGGCGGAAACAAACTTCTGAGCGGGTGTAGCTTGTCAAGCAAACGATGGAACTTGTCAAGATATCAACGCCATGGGGTTTCGGGAGCCTGTGGAGACGTGACGGCGTGCTCGCTTAG